TAAGTGTGAGCCTACTGCATCATAGTCAGGATTCCAGTATTTCCAGTGCATTACACTCTCGGCGCTTAACTTATGGCCATCATGGCCGTACATATCAATTATGTAACCCTCAACCAAACTTTCATAAGTAGGGTTGGCAACTATTTTTGTGTACTGCGAAGGCATAACCCACATCTCCCCAAATGTGCCATCGCCTAACTCTATAAAGTGCGTATAACCATTACCAGTAATTAGCTGAAAGCCCTTCATATTCTCATACCATTCCGGGTAACCTTGTAGCGGGTTGGGCTTGTTTATAAGTTTGTACAATGGGTCATTATAATCATCAACTTCTTCAAATGCTTCGTTCTTTAAGGTTAGCAGGTTATCTAATGTGGCCTGCGTTGCCTTTGTTCTTATCGACCTGCTTAACTGCTTATACTTTAATGCCTTTGTTTTGTTTTTTTCAACATGCACTATCGGCGGAACTGCTGCTGCGGCTTTTGTAATACCATTAACAACACTGTAAACATCGGGATTATATTCGTACCCATCATCTATATAAGCATATTGGGTATCATCTAGGCTAATTGGTAACCCGCGATGAAATCGAAATAATTGTTTGTTAAGTTCGTTTACAATTTTTGTTTGCGGCGCTTTTGTTTTGCTAAAAGGCAATAAATCTAGTAGGGTCATGCTGCGTAATTTTGGTTATAAAGAAATTAACAATTATTTACAACATTAGAAACATACAAAAAAGCCAGTGACTTTTCACAGTCACTAGCTTAAACAATACATAATGGAGTATGAATCTACTTACGTTAAAATAGAAAATAGCCTTCTATATTCCTTATCAAAATTTAAACGCTCTTTGTGGCTTTGCCGCATGTGTATTACAGTTGAGTGGTGTAAGTCTAACAACCGGGAAACTTCTATCATACTTATAGAAACCCAGTTTGCAAATAAACACCTATAACGCACGTGCTTTGTTTTTCTACTTTTAGCAAACAATTCATCGTAGGTAATATCTAGAGTGCAACAAAATTTATACACATAGTTACTGTAATCTACAACTGGTAATTCACCAAGTTGTTGTTGATAACGATTAAAAGCATCTAATGCCATCGTGTACATTATTGCTCTTGCTTTTGTTTTTCCAACTGCAATTCTCTAACTGTTTGAAAACTTGGGTTTTTTGCAGTACCGGCTCGCAATCGATAAAATTTACCTGCATCCATTCTTAATTTTTTAGCCAGTGTTGGTATGTGTTGCGTGCCTAACCACACTCGGATTTCTTCTTCTTCTATGTATGATTGTAGCATATTATTCCTCCACCCAGGTTAGCTGAGCGCCGCTATACATTTTGCGCACCTCGTATGTGATACGGTCTGTAAATCCAATTTTACTTTCGCCCTCTAAACTAAAGTAAGTAAAGTTGTGATAGGCGTGTTGAAATTTTAAGTCCATTTCATAATAAGTAATGGGTTCACCTTTCCAGTCGGTCAGGTTTATAGTTTTAAGTGTTGCGTTCATTGTTTTGTACGTTTAGTTATTGTTCTTATTAGTGTTGAATCTTTGTAGTTACTGCCGCACTCCTGGCACAAATAGTCAAAATCATGCTTCGCTTCTATCCAGTTATCTTCGGTATATAAGTAGTTGCAGCCATGGCAGTGTCTTATTTCTTCGTTTACATACCCAAAAGCAGTAAGTTCCTCTAGCCTACCCTCATCAATGTCAAATGTACTGCACATAGTATTGTAAGTTATAGGCCGCCGGAGCGGCCCTTGTTAATGTTTAAAGTTGGCGCTCTCTTACTGCAAAGTACTCTCTGCCTTGCACCACATTTATTATTTTATCAGCAAGCGCAGTGCCTGCATCGTTAGTTGAGGTGCTATAAAAAATCCACCCATAGTAGCCATCTTTTTTGCACCCAACCTTCTTAGCAAACCGCCAGTCCTTACCTACATACTTTACACAAACCCAGTTGGCATCTTGGTATTTCATTTCCGGGTCGGCCTCGTGTTCCTGCACTACCCTATCTAGGTTTTTTCTAAGCATGTATGCATCTATTTCCATTAACATTTTATCTTGTTCTTTAGTTATTTTTTTAAATTTTAGCATTGTTGTATTGTTTTAGTTTAGGTTTATAATAGGTTTATTTTTGCTAGTAGTTGGAAGTAGGCTTTTTCTCCTAAGTCACTATCAACTTCCCCTAGGAAGTATTCCTTAACTAAATCGTATGTTGGAAATGTTTCCTCATCCTCTACATATATGTACTTTTTATCATCAGATGCTTCTATAGTTAAAGTCCATGCAACTGTACTTTCATATTTGTTAAAAATCACTTCTGATTCTATTATTGCTGAGTTAATTGTTATTTCGTTCATCGTTGTATTGTTTAGTTATTGTTTTAAATGGGCCGCCGGAGCGGCCCTGGTTGTTTTTATTTTATTTTTAAGTAAATTGGTCGGCCTACTTGCCAAAGCTCAACCTCAACACCCATATCAGCTAATTTTGATTGTGCCTTTCTAGCTTGAGTGTAATTAGTGTACTGCGTAGCGTTTACGCCAAATTGCGTTTTCTTAGCTACAAATTTATAACCTTTAGCAATTCTAGTATTTAATGTAGTTGTTAGTGTCATCGTTGTATTGTTTTGTTATCGTTTATCTTACTTAATGATACAACATTCCTACATTCAATGCAAATTTTTTTTAAACTTTTTTTTAATAAAGTTAAAAATGGGCCTTTTTGGGTATATAAAGCGCGTTTTTTTATAAAATTTTTTTTAGGAACGAGCGTTCCTTGCTTTAAACCAGGCTTATATCTAGTGTCTTTTTCTTTACCCTGGCCATTACTGCGTAACGCCCGGCATCTATTGCGTGGTTAAAATTATCCACTGGCTTGTTTGTAGGGCTACCGCTTCGGTCTTTGGCCCAAGTATAACTGCTAAACTCCTCGACTATATTCTTGCTTTGCGCATGTATTTTTATCGGGTAATCTTGCAGCAGTTGTATGCCATACATTACACTATCTTTGCCCTTTTGTGCAGGCACTACCCACACACCATTGTTACGCAGCTCGGCTATACTTTTTGGCTCGGCACTATCTGCCACTATATTATCCGTTATCCCTAAATCCTTTATTATTCTGCCAATACTTTGGTTGGTAAGCTGCTTCCGGTATATATGTTCGCGCCAGTATAACGCGCCGTGTGCGTAGCGTATTTCAACTAGGGCAGTTGGGTCATTGGTAAAACCCCAGTCTAAACCGTACACGCGCCATTTATAATTTTCGGGCCATTCGTTTACCGTTTCAAAGTCGGGGAACACCAGGCCCTCTAACCGGCCCACCTGGCCCATGCCATATACCATCCATCTAAATTGGTTGGCAGTACCCGCCTTAATGTTATCCGGTGTAGGCTCATAACTTTCAATCTTGGCACGTATTGTTGGTTGTATAAATGCGTTATCCCGGTAAGTACTAACAAACCAGTCCACATCTTCGCGGCCCTGCAATTTATCATGCGCCCAAAAAGCTGCACTAGGGTTAAAATCTATAATCGTTTGTGTGGTGGTACGCATGCTTATTTGTTCGAAAATACCATAGCTTATACCATTAGCCTCGTTAAAAAAACTATGCGTGCGCTTACCACTTCGGGCATCTATTTCATCGTTGTATGAATTGAATTCAATTTTGCTGCCAGTGCTAAAAGTGAACACCCTATTACTCTTATTATGGTCGGTAAGTTCTTGGGTAAAGTATGGGTCGTTGAATATTATGTTCTGCGCATCGCGGTAAGCACCCACCCGCAGGTTAGGTATGTCCTGGCCCACAACTGTTATTAGTAAATCTTTTTGGTCCTTATCAGTTGCCAGGCTTACAAGGTATTGTAGTATGCTATAAGTCTTGCCGCTACTAGTACCACCCTGGTGTACTATGTATGGTTTATCGGAGTGCAGTGTCCAAAAAAATAAGTCATTGACTTGTATCTTGTGGCCGGACATATTCGAATGTTACCTTGTTAATCTTTTCACCGTCTGTAGTGTGGTCAAAGTGCTGCATACTTAAAGCCTTCCTTTCTTCATCGGTACATATAAGTTTGTATAAAGCCAGTAACCCAGTTGGTGATGTACTTTTATGTAATTTAGAACGTATGCTTATCTTAGTACGTGCTTTATTTTTATCTAACTCTTCTTTTATAGCGTTTGATTCGTCTGATTCCAAAGGGAAATGCCTATAAAAAGTATCTTTACTAATACCTAAATAAGCAAGAACATCAGCCACAAAGAATAAGTTGTATTCTTTAATTACGCCAAGGGCATCTTTATATAAATCTTCAGTCTTATACGCCATAGGGTTCACCGTTAATTTTTACTTCTAACGTATCATCTAGCTTGACCATTCGGTCTATTATAACTTGGCAGTATTTAGGGTCTAACTCCATACCATAGCATTTACGGTTTAGTTGGTGTGAGGCTACCATTGTTGAGCCTGAGCCAAGAAAGGAATCAATTACCAACCCATCATCAGGACAACTGCTCTTGATTACTCGCTCACATAATGGAATAGGTTTAGGTGTTGCGTGATTGCCTTCGCTTCCGTCTTTGTAGTGTCTATCAAAATGCCAAACGTTATTCATGTTATCGTGCGTATTGTTGAAGTAGGCACGAGTTGCATAGTACTCTCGTTTGATTTCTTCGTACTCTCGTTTGATTTCTTCGTACTCTCGTTTGAATGCTTTGCCATTGGAGGCTTCTCTTAATTTTTCATAATCCTCTCGAAGTATTAAACGGAATCCGCCTTTTGTGAAAGCAGACTGCGTCATGTTTGCTTTACCACATATCTTGTTGCATTCATCCGTTGTGAATCCTGCCTTTTTTCTTTCTCCATCAAGATGCAAACGGATTGGCTCCCATCCTTCAAAGTAGTTGTCTGCATTTGTGTTGAAACCTTGTACGCCCATCATAACAAAAAGACATTTTTCATCAGCCGTAGCATAACTTCTCGTCAGTTCTGAATTTTGACTTTGCCCATGTCCTTTATCCCAAGTAATAAGATTACGAAACGTCAGCTTTTTATCCTTAGCATAAGGCTTAAGTATGTTGCTATAAATATCCATAAGTGGCTCGTCTATACCCCAACAATACCACGAGCCGTTATCTTTTAAAACAGAAAACTGCAATGCAATCCACTCCTTGTTAAACTCAAGTAAATCGTCATAGTTAAGATTATCATTGAGTACGCCTTCATTCTCTTTCTTCATTCCATAAGGGGGGTCGTTATGTGCTAAGTCCGCCTTCTCCCCATTCATCAGCTTGGCCACTTGGTCGCTATCGGTGCTATCTCCACAAAGTAAACGATGTGGGCCAATCTCGATTAAATCGCCCAGCACTACATCAACCTTTATATCATCAGGCTCTTGATAGTCATCTTCTTCTGCTTCTACTTCTTCAGCTTCTATATTCCCGAATAGTTCTTCATTACTAAAACCCCAGTCAGTAAGTTCTTCCACTTCAAAGTAATTAGCTAGGGCATCATAATCCCATCCGCCAGTATTTTTATTAAGCCGAATGTTAAGTTCTCGTTCCTTATCACGGTCTAGTTCTACTTCTACACACGGAAAGGTATCCCACCCTAGGCTTTGTGCAGTTTTTAACCTTTGGTGTCCACCTACTATAATATTTTTACGGTCTGGGTGTGTGTTTATAATAGCTGGGTCAACCGCCCCAAATCTTTGCAAGCTTGCTTTTAACTGTTCGG